ATTCAGAATAGTTTCTCTAGATGCATCTATATGAAACTTCATCAATTGTGAAGCCTGTAAAAACTCCAGTTCTTTATCTGGAATTTTCACACCACCAAACTTGATGAAGCATTCGACTGGATATGGCGAGCCGCTTTTCAGATAGTTTTTCAGAGCCGTGTGCGGATTCTTACCGCCGTCCCATCTACCTACGAACACACCGTATGGTTTTGCTGGTTTGACTTCTTTAGGAGGTTCGTTCACATAATGAATACAAATAGTATCATGGAATAGATTGTTGAAGTTTTTATTTTGATGCTGTGAAACACCACACCAGAATACCCCCTTATCATTGAACTTCTTAATTGTATCCTGATTAATTACGGTGAATGGTCGGAAATAATGTTCAAACACTATTCCGTTTTTATAACAATCCCAAATCGAAGTTAGGTGTTTGCAGCTGTTGTCTAAAACAACGTCAGGATCTATTTTCTGGATAATCGCCTTTATTTCTTGGGCGAGTTTTCGAGTTTGAGCGATCTTATCTTTCTTTTCTTCTAAAGAAATGTCGAACCAGCCTGAAAGAACATGCTGGTTCGGAAACTGAATATCGCTACCTGATGCTGTGATATAATGACAATCGTGTTTTTTAGAAAGTAGTTCCATTTGTGTTTTGGAAAACTTTTGAACGCCGTTTGAAAACTTACCCTTCAAATTCGGAGCAAATAGATTGTCGATTATCAATATCTTCATTGTAAGTCTTCAACATTAGTCAGAATGTCAATCGTCATCATTATACCATTTGATGGCATATAAACCTTGTACATATCTGTCTTTTCTACTTTAGGAATGCCAGCTCGAGCTAGAATGTCTTTGGTTGAAGCAAAGATAGTAGCTCTTTCATCGTGATAGTAGTACAATGGTCTTTCTTCATTACGAAATGCAGTCATAAACTTTTTGGAGTTAATCGTGCATACCGCCATTGAAGCAGGATGAAATGCAATAAGAGGATGTTTATAACCCCCCTTTTCCATCGCCCTCAGAATTAATTCTGAGTCGTTTTCTGTTTCAGTTTTGAGACCATACATATCATACCACGCGCTAGAGGGTTCTTGGGATATGACTCCGTTGTGAACAATAGCCAGTGTATCACTTGAAACAGGCTGATTGTAACGTAAATCTGAAGTACTATATCTAGTATGGCCAATACAATAAAGGTTACCATCTTCGTTTCTCCACGACTCTAAATTCTGTTTGAAAATGAATTCATTGGCCGGAATTGGTTCCTTTACTGTATGAACTTTACCGTTCTTAACATATGACACGCCAGTTGCATGTTTACCACGAATCATTGATTGAACGAAGAGGGCACGGATTAAACCGTAGTCCCTCTCGTTAAAATCAGTCATGGTTATACCAAGAACTCCGCACATTAAAAGAATGCGTCCAAGCTCGCAGCTGCTTCCTTGGCGTATGGGTCCGGCATGTTATGCTTCTTCATATAATCTAACCATTCCTGATCTTCCCACATATTTGGAGATACACCGTTCCACAGCGGTTTCCAAAGCTTATGCTGCTTATTCATACGGCGCTCATCGACATACTGTTTACGAAGCAATTCGTATTCCCAAGACTTAAGATCAAGCATAGCTTCACGGAAATAACAGACGAGAGAAATGCGCTCTGCCTTTTCGTGATTCAACTTAATCTCTGTGTTACCGTGAATAATCTCATGGTTGTTTACTAGAAGAAGATCGCCAGGACGAACGTTAACAGCAACGCGATACTCAGGGAACACAAGATATCCTCCGGTATATTCACCATCGCCCAAAACAAGGAGATTAGAAAGACCTTCATTTAAGTCTCCTGCGTCTCGGTGACAAGCAGTACGGAACGACTTGTTAACCGTGATAGTTGTAAATACAGTTTCGGGAACAAGAAAGCGAGGATCAATCTTATCAGCCGCTTCCTTTTGATTACCCCAACGCCAAGGAAGTAGTTCCTTAAAACCACGATTGAGAGATTGAAGAAACGGATAAGACTTGGCGAAAAGTTCAGGTTGCTTTTCAGTATAAGAAGTTGCACGACCATAAGGAATACGTGGGTAACGGTCATACCAACCAGCAACGCCTGAGTAAACAGACTTTGCGTAGTTTGTCGTTGAAGCCCACTTTTCAGCAACCATACGAGCTTCCTTAATAACTTCTTCCTTTGGCTTGTTGCTCAGGCCATCTACCCACTTATCGAACCAACCGTGGTACTCAGGATAAACCTTTTCAACTTCTGAACGAAGCCAGACAGTTCCACGAACTTCATTAACAGGCTTGAACTTAGGATCATTATACTTGGCACGAATACTTTCGATATTAACATCATCTACAAGCTTTGCGCCATCATCCATTAGGAACTCAAGAATTTCCTGCTGATAAGGAGTTACCCAATCACGACCACCGCGACCATCAACTGCCAACATATCGCCGCGAGGACCAGCGGCAATACCACGATTCTGTGATTCAGTAGCAGCTTCACGAAGTCCTTCATAAGCCCACTCCTGTTCCTGCTTGGTAAAAAAGTTTTTACGGAACTTAAATGCTATACGAAGTTCATCTGTACCTGTAAAACAATCTTCACAATTACCGCCACAAGTTGCCCTCTGAGCCAAATCGCAGTTTGGCTCCATAAAACAATCTGTGTCCTCTTCAACTAAAATATCGTAATGACTTTCGTCTACGTACTGTCCAAGCAAGTGTTCACAATCTTGCTTTGTCTTAGCAACAATAATTTTAACCATGTGTTTCTCCAATTTGCATATTTACGTGTAATCGTATATATACGAATTATAACGCTACTTTGTTCTAAAGTAAAGGGTTCAGCTATACTTTTCTAGAATACCTGCTATGTCAGCAGGTTGCCAACCTTCTGGCTTCTTAATTTTACCATCTTCTCGACGAAGAACCTTACCGTCTACCAGCTTGTTCATATTTGCTTGATGAATAGCATTGAAAACATCATCAAGTGGGATACCATAGGAAACAGCTGTACCACAAGCGATGTAGATAATATCAGCAAGCTCTACCGCCATGTTGTTAATATCGTTATTCTCTTCTGCCTTGTTGTACTCGTTAACTTCTTCTTTCATCAACTTCATACGAAGCTCGCGCTCTTCATAAGAAGGAAACTCTGGTTTCTCACCAATACGTTGCCCGAAAGCATTGTGGAAGTCACGAACCATTTCAAACATTGTCTTCATATTAATCCCTTATACCTAAAGTTTTCCTGATTTCTTTCTTCGCGTGAAATTCGCCAGAATGATAAACACACTCAAGCAATCCTACAATACCATGATACAAATGCTTGTCTTTGATCGTAACATCTAGATGACCCCCTGAAGACCAACAAGAAAGATTACAACTATCCCAGTCATCATTCACACCACACGCTGTATTCTTCTTGAAGAAAGAAGCCATGTAACCTGACTGGTGAAGGGTATGAGGGTTTGATGGGGAAGAAATAAAATCAGTCATTGATCCACTCCGGAGGTTGTCTGTTAGTCCACTTGTGCATGCGAGCCTTGCCAACTTTATAGTAGTTGCGGTAGTTGACGATAGGATCGTTGCTGATCTTATATTCGTCCGCCATAGCAGAAGGCATTTCTGTCATTTCGTATTTTTTAAGAGCAAAAGGAGGAGACTGAAGCATATAGCTGAGTTCGCCCTGAACCTTGTGCTCTTTGTTGTAACGATGCGTATATTCGAACAACAAAGCAAACATATGATCTGCAAGCCAGTTGTAATTCATAACTGCCTGTCGACACCAAACTGCTGAAGGATGATTAATATGGGTGGCAGAATAAAGAACAGTCTCGCGAGCGTCTGGGAGAATCCAGCGCTTTACGTTACGTCCTGTTGCTGACTTACCTACAGTTTCTTGCCCGTCTAAAACGCGATGGGCAGTGCAAAGCAGTTGTGCTGACTCGAGAATCATCTTAACAACGTGCTTGTCGACCATCCACTCAGCTGCTTGGACAGGATCTTTAGATAGGTAAAAAATGTTCATTTCAACACGAATTCCTTAAACACTTCAATAAGAAAAGTTTCTAAACAAACAGGCGGATCAAGTTGATCTAGTTCATATTCGAGAAACTCCAAAAAATCTTCTTGGCCTTCGCCTGTTTCTTCAAACATGGTTTCGATAATTCGAACCATTTCTTCTTTGCTCATACAACAATTCTCATTTCAGCTTTTTCTCCACGCTTCCACTTTTTCAAAGCAGTATCTCTATGATAACGATTTGCTAGATTGTAGAATATAATTCCGTCTAGATGATCAAGTTCATGTTGGAATACACGAGCTGTCATACCCGTAAACTGGCGGGTCATTGTATCGCCGTTTGGCGTGGTAAATCTTACACGAACGTGCTGCGGTCTAGTTACTTTAACTATAAGATTTGGATAAGTCAAGCAACCTTCCTCTAGCTCGATTTTCATGTGTGAAGGCTGAACAATTTTTGGGTTGAAACATACAAAGTTTTCAGGTTGTCCTCGCATAGCAAAAATACGGTAAGGCACGCCAACTTGATTAGCAGCAAGACCAATGCCGTTACGCTCATACATAAACTTGACGAGTTCTTTTGAAAACTCAATAGGATCGAACGGTGGATTTTTAAAATCAAACGGTTCGCAAACTGTAGTCAAAATAGGATCGTTACGATCTATAAGGTTCATGCTGCAATCCTCGAAAAATTCTTATACTTCTCAAAACGTATGACCTTCTCAAACTTGTCATACATCTGGTCTGACTTATGGCTTATTATAAACGTATTTGTATCGGAAGTCAAGTTGTTTATTATTTTCAAAAACTCTTCTGTTCCGTTAGCATCAAGCGAGCTATCAAACACCTCGTCCATAATAAGGATGTTGGTATTTACAGAGTTTCTGAGTTTGGCAATAGCTCTCCAAGTAAACAGGATAGCCAAATTGATACGCATCTTTTCACCTTCAGAAAACGAGGCATAAGAAAACACATCGCGGTAACGAGACTTAATCGTTTCATTAAACTGCTCATCAAGCTCGAACTGACACATAAATTCCATGGCAGAAAGATACTTGTTGATTAGTTTGTTGATAACAGGTATATACTGTTTGATGATTTTAGACTTGATGCCGTTGTCTTTTAGAAGTGTTGAAGCGACTGATAAAACGCTTTTCTCTTCGACTAACTCTGCATAACGACTTTCAATGTCAGCAAGCTGTTTTTCCATTTCAGGAATCTTGTTTTCGTCTTGCATAGAAAAGTTCTTGCCAACATTCTTAATTTCTTCATCAAGAGTTTCTCTGTACTCAACAAGAGAAGTGATCTTGGTTTTATAGCCGTTCATCTCTAGCTTTTTAGAGTTGATCTTAGAGTGAACTTCAACAATTTCGTTTAGCTTGCTGTTGGTCTTTTCGTATTCTTTTGCGAGCTTATCAAGACCTTCTTCAATAGTCTCGATCTCTTTCTTTTTCGTTTCAACTGTTTCATTTTTGAAAGCTTCGTCGATCTGCTGCTTACAAGTAGGACAATTATCATACTTGTGAAAGAAGTTGACTTCCTTATTCAGTACGCCAAGATTAGCTTCAATCTGATGTTTCAATTGCATCATCTTCTCTAGCTTCTTAGAAACAGATTCTTCTTCAGCAATAGAAATCTCTAATTCCGAACACTCTTTTTCTATTACCTTGTATTGCTCCGTAAGTTTCTTAACTTGCTCAACCGTGTCACGAATTCTCTGCTGCTTTTCTTCAATAATCTTTTCATTGTTGTTCTGGATTTCTAACAAGTGTTCTCTAGTTAGAGAGATACGATCTTCAAGCAGTTTTTTATCAGATCCTAGAGTAAGCGTTTCTTCTCCGTTGTATTGAACCTTATCCTTCAACAAAAGATTCATTGTGGTGAAAATCTGAAGGTCTAAAAGATCTTCAATAATCTCTCTACGTTGACCCGTCGTCAGCTGCATAAATGGCTGGAATGTTGCTGATCCTAAAACGACGACCTGACAAAACGACTTGTGATTGACCTTGATAATTTGTTTTTCAAGTATTTCTTGATAGTCTTTCATTTCAGCAGACTGGTTTAACAGCTTACCGTCTTTATAAACTTCAAATACGTTCGGCTTCATACCACGAATAATCTTATAGTTGTTCGGGCCAATACCAAATTCTATCTCAACAACTAACTGTTTGTTTGTTATAGTATTAAGTAGCTGGGGTTTGTTAACCTTGCGGAAAGGTTTACCGAACAGCGCAAATGACAAGGCGTCGAGCAAGGTAGACTTGCCCGCGCCATTTTCGCCAACGATTAACGTGGTAGTATTAGCTGAAAGATCTAATTCGGTAAATATGTTGCCAGTGCTTAAAAAGTTCTTCCATCGTATTTTTCGAAATAAAATCATTCTAACCTATACTCAATGCTTCGTTATATAATTCAGTAATCTTGCTGGACAACTTATTCTTGTCTACGTTTTTCACTTCGTATGCATCTATATATTTCTTGAAAATATCCAGAGTTGATTCTGCTTCGTTAACTATCTCCTGATCTTCCTCAAGATTTAGATTAAGATGATCTTCAACGACCTGAATGTCGATAGGATTTTCAGACTCTAGGTTTTCTATGAATTTTTCAAACCAATAGTGATTCGTTTTGTTCGTAACGATAACTTTGACCAAACTTCCTTTGAACTGTTTAAAATCTACTTCTAATTGTTCAAAGGCATTATCAACATCGTTATACCAAACCTTCTTGAACATCTTATAAGGATTTTCAATAAAGGTCAGTTCCCTAGTAGCAGTATCAAAAATATGGAAGCCACGAGGATCATCAAAATCTGACCACGTGAACTCCCCATGAGAACCCAGATAATAGATATGACCATCAGTGGAGCGATGATGATAATGACCAGACATAACAATATCAAACCGATCAAAAAGCCCACGATCAGAACCATGAGATACAAGAGATCCTCTATACATCTCGAAGCCTTGTATTTCAAGGTGGCCCATAGCGATCTGGGCTGGTGTGGTCTGTATGGCATTTAGAGTCTGCTCCCGATTATCATCGCATATCCAAGGAATGAATAGAATAGGTACTCCATCAAAAGAAACAGATTCGGCATATTTGGTGTAAGTTTTGAAAGAAGGATACGCATTTTCGACGAGTTCCTTGATAGCATTAACTTCATTCGTATTTTTAAAATAAGTATCATGATTTCCAGCGATAAGATGTACATCAAGATTACGTTCTTTAAGTTTGTCAAGGAAATCTACCCTTAATCTGCGAGCTGTGTTTATGTTGATATACTTACGGCGGTCAACAAGATCGCCAAGATGAATAACGGTGTGTATATCGTTTTGGTCAATATGGGGAAAAAAGACTTCGTCAAGGAACTTTTTACTGTTATCAAGAAAGGCGGCATTATCATTTCTCACACCCCAATGTGTATCAGTTATCAACGCTATCTTTGTCATCAATCACTTCTTCTGAAAATACTTCTATTCCTGATATTTTACTTTGTTTTTTAGTTTTAGTCAATTTATTTTCAAAGTTTCTTACCATTTCGTCTGAATATTCGTTGTTGATTTTATTACCAGTGATGTACATTTCTCTGGCTATATCTTCCATAAGATTAGAGTTGATGTAGTTCTTATGCTTGATATATGTCTGTTTCTTTTCTTTTTGTATTCTACGTAGGAAGGCATTCCAAGCGATCTGTGTAAAATAAGCGAACGGGTTGTTCGTTTTGTCAGGGTTAAAGTTGTCGACCGCCGCGATACAATCCATGATACCGTCAGAGATCATATCCTGTTTGTAAGTATAACCCGAGAAGTTTGGTTTCTTGGCTAGATTATTACAAATTAAAAGAATTGACTCGCCGATATAATTAGAAACTTGCGGTTTTGTACGTCCTTCTTTTTCAGCTTCTTCAATAGAGTTTTTATACTGTATCATGGCTGAATATAGTGTTTTGTTATTAATGTATTGAGTATTTTTGCGAGCCATAAAATAATCCTTTACTTTTTTGCAGGACAGAGTATAATACAGCTGTCGCTGATAAAATGAATTAGAAGTTCAATGAGACTTTGTAGATCTTATAGTTAAACTTCTCTTCGTTATACACCTTTACACGTTCCATAAAATGGAGTAGAGTAAAGTTCTTATTCTTTTTCCAAGACATATCGTCAGCTATATCAAACAGAGTAGCTGACTTTTTAGTATCGCTAGTTCTAAGACCTCTGCCTATAGACTGTAGGTTTCTTACCCTAGACTTAGATGGACTAGCAAATATAACGTTATGTAGATTTCTAATATTGATCCCAGTGCTAAAAGTACCAAAACTAGCCACAATAATAGCGTTTGTTTCTTGTTCAACAATTTCTCTTACCTTGTCTCTTTCTTCTCCATCGACACCGCCGTGAATAAAGAACAGTTTTCTATCTCCAACTTCTTTCGATAATTTATCGTAAAGGATTTTACCGTGTTTGTCTACGAACTGAAATAGTAGCAACGTATTTCCATCTAAAGACAAAGTAAGATTTTTGATGAATTGATTTCTCGCTTCTAACCTTACAAGATAGTCAATTTCAGATTGATAGTTGGAAGACCTTGACATCATTTGTCTCACTTCGTCTGGATAAGAAAGCACGATAGCCTTGATCCTAAAGTCGGCAAGATGTTTTTGCTCTATAAGTTCTGCCGTTGTAGTTACTTTACGGACGGGACCAAACAAACCTTCAAGTACGAGTTTATGAGTTTGAGTTCCATCAAGTGTACCAGTAAAGCCAAATCTATACTTACAGTCCTCTAGTTTAGTAAGGATAGAAGTAAGAGACTTGGCTTTGAACAGATGCGCTTCGTCGCCGATTACGACTTCGTATTGAGAGAACCATTCTTTCGGGGCTTTGTAGATACTTTGCCAGGTTGTGATGGTGATTTGGGCTTGCGACCTCTTTTCTTGGCCGGAGTAGATTTTGTGGATTCCGTGGGTCCATTCATTGCCGGAGGAGTTTCCGACACGACTTCTGTTCCTACTGCTCCTTGAATTACTTCCTTGTTCGGAAACGTGTACGTCCATTGACTCGTATCCGTAGTCTCCGAAGTCTTTGGCGAGCTGGTGAACCAGTGTAGTGGTAGGAACGATAATAAGCGTTTTAGCATTGTAATACCTCGTTAATAGATAAATGATGAAGGACTTTCCCGAAGCTGTCGGCGAAAGTAATAAAGCCCGACGCTCTCGCACTGCATGTACGAAAGCCTCGAGCTGATAGTCTCTAGGTTGAAATTTAGGTTTTAGTTCTTCTATAAACTTCTTTGCTTCTAGAAACGAAAACTCATCGGAACTGAAATCAGTTTCATATTCAATTTCGTATTTACGAGACTTACAGAACTCTTCGATATATCTGTTAAGACCACTGTATATCGTGCAAGTCATCAAATTGAATAAGCGTATTTTCCCGTCCCATACCTTATTACGGTAAGCAGGCATAAACTTAGCGCCTGGAACGTCAAACGTAAAGTAGTCGTTTAATTCATACGCTATACTTGGTTCACAGTCAACTTTATTATATACTTCGTTGACTTTTCTAATCTTCAATGTTTCCATTATGATCCATTAATAAATCTCTGCCATTCTAGGGCAACTTTCAAGTTGTAACCTCTATTCATTAGAGTCTTAATAACAGACTCAAGAAACTCTACTTTTTCTTGTTGAATTCCAATTTTAAGAGATTGTTTAATAATATCGTCGTCCGCATCCATGTACATAGGAATATCTGTTTTAAGAATTATTCCCTTGGCAGGAAGTTTCCAACCTTTCTTCTGAGTTTCTTCGTTCGGTCCTTGAGTGAAAAATTCGTATTTTTCAAGCTTCAGCTTTTTAAGCTCTGCTTCTCTATGACGAAGAACAAGACGTTCATTAATCAAAATCTGATAGTATTTATGGTGTAGTTTTGCCACTTTAAGGGCTTCGTCACCAATTTCTGTCTGGTCAATTTTAGAGTCAATTTCCCACAGAGCTACAATTTCGTCTATATGCATATCTATCTCTCACACAAAGTTTATCATATAATATACTTGATTTGATAGAAAAAGTCAAGTAATATTCTTCACTTCAAATATAGTATATCTAAATTCTGCTTGTGCTTCTATATATGCAACATCGCTATCTGTAGTATTGAAAGTCATGGCCGAAATCGAAGTTGGAAACGCATCCATAAATGTAATATCATAATTAGGCATTTTAGTGCTTGATAAAACCATCAAAGATATATCTGAAACAAGTCCTTTATCTGAACCCGGAGAAGCGTCTTGCAAAGCTCTGTAATCTCCATCTCTACCGTAATCACCCAACGCCTTTATCCAATTGAAAATTTCCAAATAGTTTTGTAAATCTTCGTCAACTTTGAAAGATATAGTTAATGGTGAAAAAGAAACGTGTTCACCAGAAATAGGAATAACAATTAAAGGATTGGAATATTCTATTGCTCTGGTAATAGCTACTTGCGGTAGATTAATTTTCTGTAAAAAGAAATTGACGTGAGGAGCTCTTTTCAAAACAAATTTGAAATTAAGCGGTGAAAGAAAATTACGATTTGATGGTGTGTTATCTAATGCTGACATAATAGACCCTTTTCACATATTTATATGAAAAAAGGGGAGCCGAAGCTCCCCTTTGAAATTGTTCGGTTAACCCGAATCTTATGATTACATAAGGTTGTTAACGATAATACGACGGTAGTACTTGTTAGTGCTGATAACGTTAGAACGACCGTTACCCTTGTTAAGACCTTCAGCAAATGGGTTTGCGACCATGCCGTAACGAGTCTTAAAGCCAATCTTTGGCTGGAATGTAGACTGGTCGACAGCACGTACCATCTGTAGAGGAACGTATGGGCAGTAGAACAAGCCAGCGTCAAAGGCAGAAGAACCCTTATAGCCAACAGTTAGGTAGTTACCACCGATTGCGTATGGGTCGATGTAAACACGTAGACGACCGTTTAGAACACCAGCGAAAGTGTTACCAGTGTCATCAACCTGTAGGTTGTTTGAGTTAAGAGCAGGAGTGTAGTCAAGAACACCAGCCATCTGTAGAGCTGACGCAACGTCAGAAGAACAGATAACGATGTTACCCTTACCACGACGAGTCTGCTTGGCGATCTGGTTAGCTTCACGTTCTAGCTGGAACATCAAGCCCTTGAACTTTTCAACTGACCAACGACCGTTTGAGTCCGTATCAAGGTCGAACACGCCAGGAGTAGTAGTGTTTTCCATAGCACCCTGTTCAGCAGTGATGTTGATCGTACGAACAACTTCACGGTTGATTTCTGCCATAATTTCAGCAGAAAGGATGTTAGCAAGTTCAGTTTCTGCGTCTAGACCATGGATTGCCTTTAGATCCTGTGCAAGTTCCATAGTGTACTCAGCCTTTAGAGCACGAGTGTTAGCAGTTACAGTAACCTTTTCGATTGAGAAGGCCATCTGTGGGAATACGTTACCAGAGTCAACGCCAAGAGCTTCACCAGCAGAACGAGACATACCAGCACCAGTGTTGTAAGTGTTGGTAGCAGTTAGAGGAGAAGTGTTTGTTGCGCCAGGGATAGTACCCTTCTGGCCAAGACCGAAGTTGTTAGCATCAACGCCAGTAAGACCACCAGCACCAGTAAATGAAGTGTTTACTTCGTTGTAGAAAGTTTCGTCATGAGTCTGGTTAGCATAACGTGAACGCATTGCGAAAATCAAACCAGTTGGACCAGTCATTGGCTGAACGCCGCAAATATCGTAAGCAACTAAGTTTGGCATCGCACGGCGAACAAGTGAGATAAGCACTGGATCGAAAGTGTCAATACCACCAGCACCTGCAGTTGAGCTTGAAGAGCCCATGAAGTTTGCTGGAAGAACAGAAGATGTTTCTGTTAGTGTCTGATACTGGCCATGTGCGCTTGATTCCATGAGAGCCTTCTCAGTGTTTTCAAGCATAATGGCAGTAACGGAACGGCGGTGCTGGTCCTTGATGGCGCCAAGAGCGTCATGGTCAAGAACTGGAGCCCACTTATTCTGGATTTCCTCAGCTAGATACATTTATTTTTTCCTTTCTTAGAAAAATAGAATCTTATTAATTTATTTATATTTTGTTACTTTTTAATTGTTCTAGCGATAGCCTGAACGTAACGATTAACCTGAGGATCAACGTTAACTGATTCTGCAATCTCGCCTTCGAATGTTTCTTCTTCTATGTTAGAAGAACGAACTGGTGAGTCGTTATTGAAATATGTTTCCTTGATTATAGCAAGCTTCTTGCCATATGCTTCAAGGTCACCATCAAAGTCAATTCCTTCTGCTAGAGAAGCGAACTTTTCCTGCTGAGTTAGAGCAAGATCAGAAGCTAGTTCTACGAAAAGCTTGTTTGCAGCTTCAGAAATAATAACGCCGCGTAGCTGCGCATTCTCGTTAATTGCTTCGTCAAGCTTCTTTTCTAGAGCATCAACCTTATCGACCATAGCTTCTAGCGCATCAACCTTAGCTTCAGGGATTGCGATGTAGTGTTCAGCAAATAGGTTTTTCAAACCTTCCATAAATTCTTCCATCAACTCATTACGTAGAGTTGATTCGATAGCAACTTCATTTTCCTTCATGAAGTTTTCAACAACATAGTTCAAATACGAATCAAGCTTTGTTGTAAGCTCTTCTGTAATATTAGTAAGTTCTTCGTGAAGAGTTTCTGCATACTGCTCTTCAAGGCGGGCAGTTTCTGTGGCTAGTTTAGCGTTTAATGCAGCTTCGAATAGAACAGAAGTAGTTTCTTTGAATTCTTCAGAAAGGTCATGACCATTGAAAAGAGTTTCAAGGTCTTCCTTGACGCTGCCCTTCATAGCAACTGTTGATCTGTTATGTTCAGAATTGTCACCAACGCCGTATTCCTTGTTTGGACCAAACTGAGCCATTACCGCATGGAAAAACTGAGTTAGGTCTTGAACAGGCATAGAGCCCATAGTGTTCATCATGGTGTCCATCATCTGAACCTTAGACATAGGATCAGCATGCTTAGAGCCTGGTTTTAGTGAGTCAGCAGCCATAGATTCCTCTTCTAAATTGTCGTCAATTTCTGTGTTTTCGACATTGTCCTCTAGCTCTTGCTCATTAATGTCTTTCTTATTAGCCATCAGAAAAATCTCCTTTTGATTTTTACAAATATTTATATTATTTTAGTTTTTACTGCTAGAGACGCCAAATAGTCTTCGAAAATAGAAAGACGCTTTTCTTCTAGCTCAGTCATAGACATTTTGTGAATAGACTTTTTGATATTGTGTAGTTTTTCTTCGATCCAAGTTTCTTTAACTGGATCGTAAATCCATTCAACGCCTTCCATAATACCTTTTACGAATGCGTCTGGTGCGGAAGGATCAGCCACAATATCTGCAGCAGTAGAAAGACGAAGATCTTTCTGAACGACCATCACACCTTTTTCTTCTTTTAAAGAACCCATAGCTCTTGAAGAAACTCCGAGCTGACCGCCAGATTCCATAATACCACGAGCAATTTCGCCCATTGGTGTTTTTGAAATTTTAGCCTTGCCAATAAAGTTATTGCCGTCGCGCTTCAATTCAGTTATAATATGTGA